TCAGATGCATCTTCTTTTTGTGATGCTTGTACACCAGTAGACCTTTTTATATCTCCAGGTTTTGAAGTCCAATGAACATCATGTATTTTATGTCCACTCTTTTCAATATGTTTCTTTATGTCTGCAGCTGCACTTTTAGCTTTCGTATTTAAACGATTGTATTCATCATGATTTCCATGCTTTTTATGTAATGCAGCTTTAATTTTATCATGAGCTTGTTTAGGAGTATCACCTTCTTTATCGGGATGTTTACTCATGTGTTTACCTAATAAATGATGTCCAACCAACAATTCATGTAAAACACCTTTATCATTAGAGGTATATTGTTTTTCTTTAGGAGTTGATTCTGTTTTTACAGTATGTTCATGTATCTTTTTTTTATGTTCAGGCTCTTCCTCGTCTTCCCAAGGAATATTGTCTGGATGTTCTTCATCTTCTTCTTCTGGTGCTTCGTGTTCCAAATAATGCAAAAACTCTTGGATTTTATCATCCATAGATTTTGATTCATTTAAAAGGCCGGCTCTATCCAACCATAATTTTGTTTGAATTGATATCATTTTCTTACCTTCAATAAATTGGCTTTTGCGAATTCTGCACGATTAACTAATTTCGTTGGTTCTTCTTTACCACCTTCTGGTTTATGGTTCACCACAAAACCTTCTGGTTTAGATTTCTTACCTTCAATATGGTGTTCATATCTACCTTCATGTGTCTCTAAAGACTTCACTAAAGCATTTTTGGCTTGGTGCAAATGATGGTGCATTGAGAATAGGTTACCATAATGTTCTTTATTTTTCTCAACATGAGCAATTTGTCTAGCTCCTTCAGCACGTTTTTCAACTTTTGATTTATCCGTTTTTACTTTGGCTGCCTGTTTTTCATGTTCACGGTGTAAATGTTCTTTGAAACCTTTTACATTAGGCACATCATCGTGTCTTACTGTATGGTTGATGTAAGTAGACAAGTGACCTGTTTCTCCACCATGAGCATGATGAACGGCATTGTACATTTTGTGGCCATGTGTATCATGTATATCTTTGGCTGCCTTCATGTGTTTATTAAACTCATGCTCATTCTCAGGACTATGATGTACCATGGATGTATCATGTTCTGCACCATGAATGTGTACATCTGGATGTTCTTTGAAATTTTTGTGGTCAACATGAGGCGAAGCATTTTTCATATCATCACTATACTTTTGGTGAACTACGACACCAAATTTGGATTTTTTAGCCTTCTTAGCTTCATCACCATGAGCTGTGTATGTGATTGTATTTGGTGTAAAAGAAACTTTGTTTTTTGCAGCTTCAAACAGATGTTGTTCTTTTAATGTCTTTGTACCTTCATGATGCATCACATCACCTTGATAAACACCTTGTTTTGGTGTTACTTTAGGTAAATGTTTAAGAGCATGTTTAAGTGTTTTGACTAGACCAGGTGCATGACCATGATTCTTATCAATGTCTTTTTCCGAATAATTAATCTTTGGATTCTTATTGAAGGCAGACTTGGAAGCAACAAAGAATTTACCAGTATGTGGATGGTGACCAAAAACGATTGATGGAGAACCATCATATTTCATTGTAAGATTACTACTTTTAGAACCAGACTTGATATGTTCGTGAGCTTGTTGTAAAGCGCCGTAAGCGTGTTCAAATCCAGCATGACCGTGCATTAATGGTCTATCCTCAGCATGGTGAATGTGTTTAAGCTGGCCGCCTTCAGAGGCAGCCTCTTCTGTCAAAAAGGATGTAAAAGAGATCATTGATTTTCCTAGAAATACAACACACTTTGGTTGTCCGTAGGGTTATTTATATAAGTTTCAAACTTACTGGTAATAAATTTGAAATTATTCGGTTCGATACATAGTATCAGTTTTTTCAATTTCGGTACATATAGGCTGGCCAATACCAACGCCTTTCGGGTCCTGGATGCAAATCATATGCCTTAGGGTTACCACTACCATGCCAACATTCATAATCAAATCTATGGTGTGGTTGACCAATAAATTGTGGTCGGAAGTTATTTTTAACTGGTGTTTTCAGAAGTCTACATCTTCTGAGATATGAAGCCTTAGCCCACCAAAAGTTTCCAGCATAGATTGGATAGGGTCCACAAGTAAGAGAAGGAGAATCAGCGGTCAGAAATGAAGCACCACAAGTATCATAACCTTCTTCCAATTTCTGAAAACATTTCAGCCAATTTTCTATATTCCAATATTGCATATATTGTCTCCATCCATGCAAATTACTGGAAATACCTTTGTGATGCATATAACACACATAAAATTCTTCATCGGTAGACTGAACTAGGTTCTGTATATGTAAAATACTGGTACCTTCATACCATTCTTTATAAGATTCATCAAATGTATGGTAATTGACATTAGATTGATATTTCCATCTTTTTTTCAACCATTCAAAATCAGATTCTTTATAATGTAACATCATATTAATTTCAGATGCATCTAAAAGACCGGTTTTCTCAAGTAACTCAGATTGTTCTAAGGTGATTAAATTATCACCTAAGGTCAAAGCATGACTAAAGACTTTAATTTTCATTTTAACACATTTTCAATATCATCAACGGTGTTTTTAATTAAATGATTTGATATGACATATTCATAGGCTGAATCTGTATTAGTTGGCCTCCAAATTTTCAATATGTCTACTAATTGTTCTTCGGTATCATATACTGTTCCAAATTTAGCCAATAGTTTGGCACCAGCAATGTTTCTGGAGATCCATGGTGTTTGATTAATCATAGATTCCAATATAACTAATCCAAAGCCTTCAGAATCAGAATTCATTATGTAACAATCAGCATCAGCAATGGCATCTTTAATATCTTTTGGATCTTCAACCATCAAAGGCATAACGATATTTGATTTTTGTGGCATAATACCATGACGATTATCATAACCTGTTGTGACTAATATAGAATCTTTTAAATCTGCACTTATAAAAGCCTCAGCCAATTCAATCATTCTTTTGTTTGGCCAATAACCACCACAGGATAAAAACATTTTTTTATCTTTAGGTATATTGTATTTGTCTTTAAATTGGCCTTTGACGCCAATACAATCTTTTGGTGATATGCCATGAATAACTTTGTGTGCTTTCTTTTCAACACCAAACTTCTTTACGTGTTCCCAATCTTCTGGTGCCGAACAACCAATATATTTAACATCTTCTAAAGCCTTTAGGCACACAAAGCTTTCTGAAGGCTTAATTAACATATAAAGAATAGGAATATTCAAATCAGATAAATGCTTAGCACTTAACAATATATTATTTTGTACACCAACATCACCACCATGCACAATAATAAGGTCTTGGCCAAATAACATTTTAGCTTCAGATGAAACTCTAACTCCATTCAAGTCACCTTTGTGTTCACCGGACACCACAGTAACTTCATGTCCTCTTGACAAAGCTTCTTCAGCCATTTGTTGGACATAATATTCAGAACCACCAGGAAAAGGAGCGTATCTATGAACTACGAAACATAATTTCATTTATATTTCTCCTCTAATATTTTTTTCCATTTAGGTACTCTGTTGTATTGATGTACCATTACATATTTTTGGCCAACATTATTATAAACACATCCATCTTCAAATATGGGTTCACCACTCAAAAGATTTGGCCTGAAGTTTTCTATCTTATTTGGATCAACGGTTGTGCCACATTGACATGCCCAAGGAGTATCGTGTTCAACAAAATATGTTATATCGCTATAAGGCTTAAGTGATAACAATAGATTAACTGCAGCTTGATCTGGTCCTCCACCACCCTCTACAAATTGTGGAGCACCATTACATAGTAAACTGACATTATAACAAAAATCCAAATACTCTTCATAAACACCAGCAGTTGTGCCAGCATTGTAAATGGCTCTATCAGCCATATGTTCAGCTGCAATTGGACCAAAAGATTGATACATGTTGTGAATACCCCAAGCTTCATCTTTGTATTTTAAAGATTCTGAAGCGACACATAATTTTTTATCTTTTAAGTTTGTTTCCAACCAGATAGATGGATCACTTTGAAATATAACATCGGCTACATCAGTATTAATAATGTATCTTGGTTTTTCTGGAAGTGTTTTGAGTAATTGCCAAATGTGCAAGAATCGAATATTGACAATATTGAATTGTCCCTCAACTATAAAATTATGAACATTGAATCCTAGACTCTTTAATTTGTCTATTACTTCCTGTTCAATATTATAACATATCATCCATTTCTGGCCTTGAAAGCCAGATTGTAGAAGTGAATTTACCCAAGGTGCAATTTTTTCAAATTTATAACCTGTTATAAAACCAATTACGATGTCATTTTCTTTTTCCAAGGGAATTCTCCATTATATTTTTCATTCATTATTTTGTTTCCGTTTTGAAAGAACTCTGCGTTCACGGAACCAGCATTACCATCTACTCTGTAATTAACTGTATATTCACCCGTACATCCATAGTTGTCAACATTCTGAACAAGAACGGAATAGAATGCTCTATCTTGGCCCCAACCACCATGCCATACAGATGCTAATTTTACTGCAATATGAGTCCGAAGGCAATAAGAATTTGTATCTACATGATTAATACCATG